TGTCCATCACAGCTAATGTAGCTGCAATGCCAGCATCATTACGAGTAGTCATATTATTCAGAGCTGTTAATTGTTGCTCTAATAACTGTACTTGAGCATCTTTCTGCCCAAGTTGACCACCAGTGATGCTACGCAGCTCTGCCAATTTACCAGCAGACACAAGCTTCTCACGCTGCATTTGGAAACTGCTACTGAAAGATTCAGTTCCAACACCAGTAATAGTAGCAAGAACATCTTTAAACTTCTCAGCGTCTGGTAAGCTACCACTCATTCTTGCAGTAGCAAGAGCACTGTCAAGTTGCGATTTAGCTAGTTGATAAGTAGATGATTGAAGTGTTGTCTGACTATTTGTTAGTGTCTTAATAGCACCATCAATATCGTCAAACAATGTTTTAAGATTATCTCTAACACTTCTAACACTATCTAGATAGGTTTCATTAGCAGTAATTTGAGCTTGTACACCAGCAATACGTTGATCTTCTAATGCATTGAGGTGTGACTCAAGATTGGTACGCTCAATACGTTGTGATTCAACCAAATCCTCACGTTGCTTCTTCAACCCTTTAATGCGCTCATCAAAAGCTTTCTTAGCAGATGTTTTCTCTGCTGTAACAGAACGCTCAAGATCAGACAATGCTGTGGATGCTGCTGTCTTTAATCCAGACAATGCTGATTTAACACTTTCAAGTGCCTCTGCTGCCTTTTCAGCTTCAGTTTTTACTTTTTCAAATGCAGGAGCAATCTTGTCTACCATCAAACCAATCTGCATCAACCCTAACAACATCTCTTGTGTAGCTGTTCCAGAGTTTGCTACTTCATCGAAGAATCGTTTGAAATCAGCTCTAGCAGTTTTAGCAGTAATTTGACCTTCTTGAACAATGATACCTAAATCAGCAAATCCTTGCTTGATCAGTCTAACTTGATTGGACAGTTTATCTTCGTCTGTAGTGAAGGCTTCATAGAAGGCAGAAGCAACACTTTGCAATTCAGATAACCCACCAGCCAAATCAACAAGAGCTAATTTAGCAGCATAGCTGCCATCACCTACTAACCCAAATGTACTACCAAGTTCATTGAAAATACCATCAACAGTGGCTACAGTAGAAGCTACACGAATTAGTGTTTCAAGATATCCTTCACCTACTTCTTGGAAATTATCTAATCCGGGGATTGCAGCTAAGGCCATTTCATCGCCAAGTTTAGAGAAGATAGTTGCGAATTGTTCTTGAATTTTTTCTCCAGAAAGACCTTGTAGACTAATATGCCCTAAATCAACTGTGAATGAATTCAATTTTGTTGTAAAATCTTCTCCATTAACTCCAAGTAATTTAGCTGCTTTAGAAACAGCATCACCAATTCCTGTGATTGTAGATTCAAGCTGGTTTTTCAACATCTCATCTAGGTCTGATAAATTTTCTTCTGTAGAGACTTTAGTTTTACCCCAGCGTTTTTTCTTTGTTTCTATTGTTGTAAAACCAAATGCTTCTAGACCACCATCTATAATTTCACCTAAAGTTTGTGATAAATGTACAATGCCACTATCTACAACAGATTGTTTACTTGAAAATAATGCACCGGCCAATTTATCAAATGGCATCAAATATACAGATAAAATCTTGCCAATTGCACCGTAATTTGCCATAGTCATTTTTTGACTACCCATTACATCTACATCACCGACTTTCGCTTGGATACCTGAACGAATAAATAAATTAGATACACCTTTAAAACCATTTTCAATATTCTTCAGGCTAGCAAGCATCCCCTCGTTATACTTAGCAGAGATAGAGGTATTTTCCGCTACTAATTCAAGAGATTTACTGACAGACTCACTTTTAGCTGTGCTATCACCAAATACAGTGCCTGTACCTGCTGCAGCCTGTCTTTCTGTAGAGATGTTCGCGTTACCACCGCCACTCCCTCCACCAGCAACAGCAATACCAAGGCCAGCAAGAAGGGCAATCATTGCAGCAGCTCCAACAAATGCCAATGGGCCGGGCTGGATTGCTGCATTTGCAACTGCAGCCGGAGCAGCAGCAGTGGCAGAAGCCATGCTTGTTTCAATTGCAACAGCTAATGCTTTTGTAGAATTAAAAATGAACATAGCAAGTTCTTCACCCATCAAATATAATTTCTGAGCATTGTTCTTGATTGCTAATGCTAATTCAATTGTACGGAATGCTTTTTCAGCTTTCTCAAGTGCTTTGTAGCCCTTAGATTGTTCACTAAAGAATCCTTTAGCATTCTTAGCCATGCTTCCAAACATCTGTGCATTAATCTGCATACGCTTGTCTGCTGCAGCTTGCTCGACTTTAGCAAATTCATCAGCAGAAGCACCTTTATTTGTTAGGTATTTTTGTTGGGCTGCAAGCTCTTCATTGATTTTCTTACTTTCTTTACCAAAGTCTTGATAAGCACTAATCATCCCGCTGATAGCATTACCAGCTTCACCAAAACCATCTGCTAGGATTTGTCCCGGCGATCTACCCATTTCTGACATTGTGATTTGGGAGAGTTTGAATAATTCCTCAAGGTATTTATCAAGTGATTTAGTGTTATCTTCGATACCAATCTTTTCAAGTTTTAGAGTGTCAATATACTTCTGACGGGCCTCCATCAATGCCCAGACACGTTCTTGCTGCTTAGTATCTCCAGAAGAAATAGCTTTTGTGTACTCAAGAGTGAGAGTTTCTTCAATTAATCTCTGTGTAGCACTGATTTGCTTATTGATAAAATCAATACGCCTTTGGTCTGCCTCAGATGATTCCATTGCTTCACCCAATGGAGTTTGATTCGTAGCAGCAATTTGACGCTGTACAGTTAGCAATTTCTGACGCTGAGCTTCAGCAGATTTGAAAGATGCTTCAGCAAAAGAATCTTCTGCTTCCATTGTCTGAGTTAATTTCTTGAAGTAGTCATCCATTGATTCATTTAACTTCTCTTGAACAATTGCTTGTTCCCCTTGAAGTTTAATTTTCTCTGCCAGATTTCTTAACTCAGTAACATCCTTACCCTTGAATTTCCCTTCAATGTCGGAAACAACTCGCATCAACTCAATGTATTTTTGCTCAGACTCAGTGAGTTTACGTTTTAATCCAAGTTCTTCTTCTTGCTTTTCAATAAAAGTCTGAGCTGTATTTAAAGAAGATAGGTATTGTTTCTCAAGTTTTTTAGCAGATGATTCTTGTTCTTTTTGTACTTTTGCTGTCTCTCTACCAATCTTGTTGTAGATTTCTTCTGTAGTAGATTTTTCTTCCAATACTTCAAGAACTTTTCTTTCTTCAGCTAGCTTCTTTTCTGTAATTGAGGTATCAATTTTAGGATTAAGTTTTTTAGCTTGTGCAATTTCAGTTTCTATCCGGGAGATTTCTTTCTTTGACTTAAGAATATCCTTTTCTGTACTAGAGAGTTGCTTGTTAACAGAAATCCCATATTTCATTACTTCAATTTCTTGTTGGAGATTTTTGATCTTATCCGAGACAACTTTAGAACGTAATGCAGCGTTTGATTCTTCTAGGGCTTTCGTATATTCTTTTTGTTTTACGGTAGCTTCTGCTACTTTTGTTTTCAACTCAGAAATACGCTCATTGTAGTAAACAACGTCTTGGAAACCATAAGCTGTTTTCTTCTTTTGTTGCCATTTCTCTAACTCTTTTGTAGATTGGCTAATTAAGGCATTTTGTTCTTCGATAAGTTTACTTAACTGAGAAGGCCCAGCTTCACCGAGTTTCAATGCAGCGTTAATTGCCTCATTCGCTTCTTCTACAGGAGTTTTTGCCTTCTCTGCACTAGATGCAACAAGAACATATACACCAGCTAAAGCTGATAAGGCCATTATAATTGGGTGTGCTTTCAGTAGATTTAAAGCACCAGCAAGTAAAGTAGTTTGTGCTGCTGCAGTTGCTGCGGCACTACCAAACCCTAATACAGCGGGAATAGCCAGAAGAGTCTTAGCAGTGAAGAATACAATAGCAGATGTTACAACTGCAAGTACGCCACTACCAATCATTTCAAGATTGTTAGCTAAGAAGTTAATTACACTAGCAACAGCAGAAACACCATTTCTTGCACTATCGGCTGTGCCAAGAAAACGTTTGAAAGCATTCTCTAGTTTGGTCATTGCCTTATCAAAAGTGAGGGGCATTTCTTCTGCTGTTTTAGTCCACTGCTTCTCGTACTTCTTCATCACATCAGTCAAGATAGTAACTGAAATTTCACCATCTGCACCCATGTCTTTTAATTGTTTGCGAGTAACTAACAACTCTTTTTGTACAGCACGTAGTACAATTGGGGCACCTTCAGCAATAGCGTTAAATTCAGCACCATTTAACCTACCGGCCTGCATAGCCTGAGAAAATTGCAGTAGTACAGAAGCAGTCTCGGCTGCTGTAGCACCACTTAAAGATAGTGCTGCAGACATTGACTTAGTTACTGCAAGAGCATCTTGTGTGTTATAACCATATTCTTTCATGGCTGGAACAAGACGAACATACAACTTAGTCATTTCTTCCATTGGCACACGAAGTTGTTGAGCTGATTTATACAACTCTTCTTGCATGATATTTGCTTGTGCCATACCACCAAGAGCTACTTTGAGTTTGGCTTGAGATAATGACCATGCATCAGTGAATTCAATAATCTTTTTTGTTGTGCCAGCTAATGCAGCAGCAAGCATAGTACCACCAAGCAGGTTACGAATATGATATAGTTCCTTACCCACTGCTTGAAATACATTCTGGCCTTTAGCAAGAGACTGATTTAAGCTTTCTACACCCTTGACAGCTTCTTTACTATTATCACCAATCTCTTTATAAGTGATGGCCATTGTCTTGCCACCACCAAGATTCATTGCTGCTTGAATCTTCTTCAGCTCATCAAGCATCCCTTTCAATGCACCTGTAGCACTTGTAATAGCACCTGTAGGCATAGCTCCTGCCATTTGTGCTCTCACTTGAGACATTGCTGTGACAATGGCTTGCATACTTCCAGAAGATGCTGACATTTTATTAATCAGCATATCTACGGATTTGGATGTATTCTCTGCTTGTTTTTCTAGCCCTTGTAGAGCTTTTGTTGTACTATCAATCCCCTTGGATTCCACTTTCACTGTTAAAGTAGATACATCCATTGCCATAATAAATATCCCTTATTTGTATTTCTTCACTTGCATACCCATGAATATTGCAGTAAGCTTGTCATCAAATTCTTGCTTAGTAGGAGGTTTGTGCATGTATGGTGGCGGACAATCAACACCATTAGATTTATTGAACTCAGAAGCATATACTTCTGACATCTCTTTTATAAGAATTGCTTGCCAAGGTGATAAAAAAAGCCCTGTACGGGCAAGCCAGCTATCAATTTCAGACCATTTAAGACCTTCCATCCCATAGCCGTTGCTCCCGACAGGGCCAGCTTCATGCAGTAGATTTACCAGATATTCAGCCCCATATAGCTCAGGCAATTTTAATTCTTGTGCATCTGGATTTTTTGCTTCAAATCGTTGATACCTATTTGTTCTAACTTTGTTTTTATTCTTTGTTTTAGCAGGATCATCAGGACAAGAAGCCAGCCATGCTAGATGTCTAACATGAAGAAACAGCCTTGACTTTATTTCTGTAAAAAATTTGCAATATCGCCTAGAGCACTATCTACTTGATCTTTTAACCAACCAAGTTGAGGGTCACTGTACACAGCTTTGATTTGTTCTTTTGTAACTACTTCTACATTGTCAACAGCAAGATTTTCAAACGAAGCAGTACAAGCCACTAACAGATCAACAGACTCTTCACGCAATACTTCAGCACTGATTTGTTTCTTACCACGTTTCAGTTGACGATTTTGCATCTCTAATGTAGCATTACGATATGCGGTGCTTCCGGGGCCATAAATGTGCACTTGTACAGGCTTGGTCTTTGCTTCATCATCAAACAGCAGTTCATCGGTAGCTGGGTTGCGTAGATGTACAGCAGTAGTGTCTTTAGTTTTAAGAGTGTTTAGGTTAAATGCCATAATATTTGTTCCTTTAAGTTTGTCGGTGTTTTATGAGAAATGTACTAATGTGTTTCTTAATGAAGTCGTAAGGAACTTCTAAGAAACATTCTTTACTACCATCGAAATCTGTTGAACATTGCTCATACACTTCTCTTAGTTGAGAAAGAACATATTGTTCAAGCGAATGAGCAACCTTGCCAGATTCGAAATTGAAATACTCAACCAATTCCATTGATAGTTTTCCATGAGTATTAACATGGTATAAACGTTCTGATGGGTGATTGTTTGTTATGCCTACTTTTGTTCTATATCCATCTGTAAAGATATAGAAGTTGCCCGGTGAAGTGTATGAAAATCCTGTATTAGAACAATCAGGACACCCTTGACCATTCAGATGAGAACTTGCTACTTGAGAAAATACGCCGTGCTCTTTACAAATGATATTTACTTTATTTGAAGATTTTGTATACTTCACCAATGAATAATCGTATAAATCTCCATGTATAGCTTTAACTCTGCTCAGAAATAAATCTGTTGTAAAAATTTTACTATATCTTTGAGAAGTAAGTTCAAACCCACATTTTGGGCAACCCTGTCCACTTAAATGTCTAGATGGTGCTTGCATAAAGTCCCCGTGGGATTTGCAAGTTATTGCTACTTTTGTACCATTATTCTTATACTCAACATTAGTGTATGAGTAAATATTATCATGTACGTTATTTGCTTCTTCGATAAACTTGTCAAGTTGTTTACGTTTGGAAGCTGCAATTCGCGAGCCTCTACATTTACCACAACCTTGACCAGCTAAGTGCTTACTAGCAGATTGCTGAAACAACCCGTGGATTGGACAAACAATAGTCACTTTTGCGTTATAATGATCCCACTCTAACAGTGAGTAATCATACTTATTTGCATGAATTGCATTTGATTTAGCTACAAATAATTCTTTAGTCCAACGTCTATTCATATTTCTCCCTCATTATAATAATGAAAGGGGAAGTTCCCCCCTTTCATGCTATTATACTCTCTTATTAGGGAGAAATCAAGTCTTATGCTTGATGTACTTCAGTATCGATTTCCAGATCACAAGTAGAAGCAGTAATACTATCAACGCCACCGACTTCCACAGTGCGAGACATTGCTTGCGCGCCAAAGTAGAAAGTAGTACCATCTTGCAACATTACACGGTAAGAGTAACTATCGTCACTATTTACAGCAGTTGTAAGCATGGTTTGACCAGCGTCAGACGGAGCATAAGCCATTTGTAGAGAAATAGTACCGTTATCATAACTGCCTTTACGTTTAATAGTTTGGCGAGTAGACAATGGATTATGAGTTACTTGATTGTACACCTTACCGAACTGAGATAAATCCGTAATTTCAGAGATGACGGTGTACGATACAGCTTGAAAAGCAGCTAGTGTGTCAGATGCAGCAGGTAGACCGATGGAAATCGAACTACCAGCAGAAGTCATAGCTAAAGATGCCATTGTTATTATCCTTTATTATTAACCAAGCAGCGAGTAAACAATATCACCAGCGCTGCCGGGATGGGTGATTGCGATAGTGCCCACTAGGAAAGCTTTAATTTGATCTAGCGGAACTACAACAGTGGCATTAGCACCAACTGCAATAACCTTACCAGTAGAGATATCAATAGTACCACCATAACCCGGAGGATTAATAGTTGTTGCACCACTACCATCGATAGTGACGTTTAGGCTACCAGCAGTGGTGTTGCGCATCAATAGCACTTGACCTGAGTTGGCCGAATATGTTAGAGTATCACTAGCAGTAGATGCAGTGGTTGTTACGGTGGCGGGGTTGCCGCGCATGGATGTTTGAGCAATAGTTGCCATTTTGTTCCTTAATTAGTATTAGTTTCTCGTCTATATCTAAAGCAGACAGGCGTTACACGCCAGCCACTCACAATATCAGCACGTTCGATTGATCCAACTTGTTCGATTGATGTATCTGCAAACTTTGGGAATACAGGGAATAAGTTGATTAACTCTTGAGCTAATTGCTCCGTTCTACCAACTCCACGCCCATCTAGTTCCCAAATATTGATCTGCCAGATTCCATTTTCTCTATATCGTTTACCACCAACATCAGCATTAACGCTTTTAGCTGGCATAATAAACGATTGTAAAAACATACTACCATCTGTGGGCTTATCAAATGCTCGCCCTTCCAGAGCTACTTTCAACACTGGTGATTGAGCTTTAGCCCACAAGATAAGCTTATCTTCTAAATCTGTTCTAACGCTCACGTTGTTTACCTATATTTATTGGCTATTTCTGATATAGCTTTTCGCATCATTCCATATGGGGGCGTATTGTTCCATCTTGGTTCAGGCCAACCACCATACTCCGCTCGCCATGCATATTCTGTTGAATTACACAAGGTAACAAATGTATCTTTACGGAAAATGCCACGCTGGATAATTGCATCAATACGCCTGTGAGCACCTGTCTTATTTGGCCCCGGTCTTTGTTGCCTACCAAAGTCATATGAATAAACAGCAGGATTCCAGTTATTAACTAACAAACCGGGGTGTGGATCAATACTTTTATCCCCGACAGGAGTGTATTCAACAGTAGCATGAAATAAGTCTCTTGCTATTTTTGTTGCATTCCAATCAATTTGATTTATGGATTTTTCAACAAACTTAGATATACTAGATGCAAAATCTTTCTTAGCCATTGTTTTCTCATCTATTTGTAATTATATATTGATAATTGATTTTGTCAATACCAATGATTAGATTCCGTATACACGCAGAAAGATGGCACGTTGTGTTACATTACCTACATTCGTTGCTACTGTCTCTGTATGTAATTCAGCACTGTTTCCTCCAACACGCCTGCCAACAATCCGAAAATAGCTTCCAGCAGGGAGAATACCCGTAACAACATCACCAACACTCACTGTTGCATCTGTTGATACGGTAGCTTGACGTAGTGAATTCGGAACATTGTTCCATGTCACATTGTCACTACTGCCTTCAATCCATGTTTCAAAATCCACATTACTACCAGAAGTGGTAAGATTGAAAGATAATGT